TTGGTATGTGCCTAATAGATTGCTTTGGAGCAATTGGCAGAAGTTTTGTGGAGAGAGAGATGATCCGGTGGCGGATTATGAGAATGACACGGTGTATACGTGTCCAGTAGTAACGGCGACGCCCACTACAGGATGGGCGGAAGATAGTTTGTGGGATTATTTCGGGTGTAAACCTGGAGTAGAAGTGAATATTACGGCGTTCTGTTCTAGAGCTTATAATCTCATTTGGAATGAGTGGTATAGAGATCAGAATTTGCAGGATTCGGTGACGGTGGATACCGGTGATGGGCCGGATACAGCGTCGAATTATGTGTTGAGGAGACGGAATAAGAGACATGATTATTTTACGTCTTGTTTACCGTGGCCTCAGAAAGGGCCGAGTGTAGATCTACCGTTAGGTAGTACGGCGCCTGTTTTAGGTATTGGTAAGCAGACTCAGACTTTTCCAGAGTCGAGTACTGCGGTTTATGATAGTGGACAGAATAATCCGACGTATGCTTCGTCGGCGATTGTGGATACAAGTTCCAATGATTGGCGTTTTAGAGTGGAAGAGGATCCGAGTAATGCTGGGTATCCGAATATACATGTGGATTTGAGTCAGGCTACTGGTGGAACGATTAACGCGTTGCGTCAGGCGTTTCAGATACAGAAGATGTATGAGCGTGATGCGCGAGGTGGTACTCGTTACACGGAAATTGTTCGGTCGCATTTTGGAGTGACGAGTCCGGATGCGAGATTACAGCGTCCTGAGTTTTTAGGAAGTGTGTCTACGCCTGTTAATATGAGTGCTGTGCCTCAGACGTCGGCGACGTCGGGTTCAAATGCTCTGGGTGATTTGGCTTCGTATGGTATAGCAGCTAAGATGTGTCATTGTTTTACGAAGTCGTTTACAGAGCATGGAATTATTTTAGGATTAGCGAGTGTTCGAGCGGATTTGACATACCAGCAAGGTATGGATAGGATGTTTTTCCGTAGTACTCGTTTTGATTTTTATTGGCCAGCGTTGGCTCACATTGGTGAGCAGGCTGTGCTAAATCAGGAGATATATGCTCAAGGAACAGCAGCTGATACCAATGTTTTTGGTTATCAGGAGAGATATGCGGAATATAGGTATAAGAATTCGTTGATCACTGGAGCCTTTAGAAGTGGCTACAGTGGAGGAACGTTGGATTACTGGCACATGAGTCAGGAGTTTGGATCTTTGCCTACATTGGGCGATACTTTCATTCAGGAGACGCCTCCTGTTAACAGAGCGTTAGCGGTAGATGGAGCGATTCAGTTTAAGTTGGATGCATTTTATGATTTGAAGTGTGTTCGACCAATGCCTGTGTATGGTGTGCCAGGTTTGATGGACCATTTTTAACGGCTCCTGTCGTTGGTCTCCCCTGTTATGAGCAGGGGAGACATTTTTAAAGGAGAGAATATGACAGCAGTGTTAGGAGCGATAGCTCCAGCGGCCGTAGCGGCCGGAGCAGAGTTGGTTGGAACTCATTATAGAAATGTGTCGGCAAGACAAGTGGCTCAAGAGCAGATGCAGTTCCAACGAGAGATGTCGTCCACGGCTTATCAGCGTGGAGTAGAAGATATGAAGAAGGCGGGTATTAACCCGATTCTTGGTCATCAGCATGCGGCGGCAAGTGCTCCTTCAGGAGCTTCTTGGGATCCTCAGGCGGCTGGACAGAATGTGGCGTCTGCGTTGAATTTAGCGCGGTTAAAGTCAGAGATAGCGCAGGTAAAGGCGCAGACGAATTTGACACAACAGCAGGCTGAGAAGATTCGTATTAGTAATGTTGGTGATTTTATTAGGCACCTGCCGTGGGCTGGTGCGAAGGAATTGTTTGAAGGTAAGACAGGTTTACATAGAGTGAAGAGTAAAGTTGAAGGTTTATTAATGAGTAGTGCAAAAGATTATGTTAGAGGATTTAAGAGGCCATGGAAGAGTTATTAAAAGAACAGATAAGTCATGATGTTATTTATTGTGACGAAGGAAGATGTAAGCCAGAGTTTAAAGATGAGTGTGATATTAATAATATCATGAAACGTTTTGAACAAACTGGAGTATTACCGGATGCTGGTTATAAAGAGCCTATGTATCTCGATTGTACTAGTGTTCCTGATTTCATCAGTGCTCAAAAAGTGGTAGCGAAGGTTAACCAGCAGTTTGAAGGTATGAGTGCTGAGATTCAGAATAAGTTTGGTAATGCAGAGAATATGCTGGATTGGGTAAGCAATCCAGAGAATGAAGAAGAGGCGGTCAAGCTTGGCTTGTTGACGTCTGATAAATCTAAGACAGAGCCCGAGACGACGGAGGAAAAAATCATGAAAAAAGAGTCGTCTGTCGAGGGAGAAATAGGGTCCGCACAGGTCTCTACTTGATGTAACTGTGCGGACTGACACCAAACCGGAGGTTTTGAGTGGCTAAAAGAAGAAGAATGAGCAAGCGAAGGTCTAGAAAACTGTTTTCGAAAACCGCGAAGTATACGCGAAGAAGGAACGTTGCTAGACCTATGCGTGGCGGAATTCGTATGTAAGAAAGATCATGTTGTTGAGGACAACAATATGATGATGTGTTAAACTGGAAGTATCCAGTTTAGATGGTGTCCGGGCGGCGGCCCGGCACCCTTCCTTATCTGAGCTGGTGTTCTTAAACTGGAGATTATTATGATTATTGAGTACGTTGAAGAGCCGGAATTGTCTGCAACTGCAGTGCCGGCCGGAGAGAATGGTCTAAATAAATCGTCGGATATGGCCGGCTGGGCAGTTGTAGACGATGGAGGCGACCATGGTTTGTTATAGTCCTATGCCAGCTTTAAAGTCAGATGAAGGGAAGCCTAAGGTCTTCCCAGGAAGTGTAGTTATTGCCGATGCGGTTGCTATGAGCGGAGGCAAGAGCAATCTGGAAGATTGGATGTTATTGCCTTGCGGGCAATGTATGGGGTGCAGATTAGAACGGTCCAGGCAGTGGGCCGTTCGAATTATGCACGAAGCTTCAATGTATCCTGTCAACTCTTTTATTTCTCTTACTTATTCCCCTGATGAGTTGCCTTTGGATAATAGTTTGAAGCTTGTGGATTTCCAGAAGTTTATGAAAAGACTGCGTAAGCGCCTCGGTAGAGGTGTTAGGTATTTTCATTGCGGTGAGTATGGTCTCGAGAATGAGAGACCGCATTATCATGCGTGTATTTTTGATTATGCTTTTTCGAATAAGAAGAAACCGCTTAAGCGGTGGAAAAAGAATAAGTTTGGACACTGGTTGTATACCAGTGAGATATTGGAGGAGCTGTGGCCGTATGGCTTCAGCTCTGTAGGTGATTTGACGTTTGAGTCGGCAGCGTATGTGGCCCGGTATTGTACTAAGAAGATTACAGGGCCTAATGCGGAAAATCACTATAAGGGCCGAAGGCCGGAGTATGCGACTATGAGTAGGAGACCAGGTATTGGTGCTCCGTGGTTTGACAAGTATAAATTTGAAACGTATCGTGATGATAGCGTCGTTATGAGAGGGCGCGAGATGAAGCCGCCGAGGTTTTATGATAGCGCCTATGAACTGGAGAATCCGGAGGATTACGAGAGTCTTAAGGAGAAGAGAGCGGAAGCTGGATTTAGAAAGAGATTTGAGTCGACAAGTTGTCGACTTGAGGCTAGGCGAAAGTATTGTGAAGCACAAAGTAAATTGTATAACAGGAGATCGTTATGATTATGAAAATGTTTTCTATTTTCGATGCTAAGGCAGAGACTTTTATGCCTCCATTTTGTGTGCATAGTGTAGGTATTGCTAAGAGAGATTTTAGTGATGCTGTGAATGACGGTAAGTCATTTGTAAATAAGCATCCGGAGGATTACTCGTTGTTTGAGATAGGAACATATGATGATCAGACAGGCCAGTGTGATATGTTGGCAACTCCATTAAGTCATGGAGTTGGTATAAGTTATAAGATTGAGGAGTAGTAATGGTTAAGAAACGGCCGTCAGTCATGAGTCACAAGTTTAGTGAAGTGCCTCATGCGAATATCCCAAGGTCTGTTTTTAACAGAGATTGTGGTTGGAAAGGAACGTTTGCGGCCGGTTACCTCATCCCTATTTTTAGGGATGAGGTTTTGCCGGGCGATACGTTTAGTTTAAAGAATTCTTTATTCTGTCGATTGGCGACGCCTAAGACGCCGATTATGGATAATATTTTTTTGGACGTTCAGTATTGGTATGTGCCTAATAGATTGCTTTGGAGCAATTGGCAGAAGTTTTGTGGAGAGAGAGATGATCCGGTGGCGGATTATGAGAATGACACGGTGTATAC